ACGGATATGTTGACATTATACGAACAAAAGTATAAAAATGCTATACAACAGTTTGCAGGAATGCAGCTAGGAAGACGAAGACGAGACGATTACACTGACGGTACAGTTAGAATACCAGTTAAGTCACCGTCTCCATAATGAGGAGAAAATTTTATGGCTAACACATCAGCAATTTGTAACTCTTTCAAACAAGAGGTATTAGTAGCAACACACAATTTTACAGCTTCGACTGGAAATACTTTTAAATTAGCTTTATTTGATTCAAGTGCAACTTTAGGTGCAAGCACAACAGCTTATGCTACTTCTGAAGAAATAACTGGAACTGGTTATACAGCTGGTGGAAAAACTATTACAAGTGTAACACCTGTTTTAGACTCTTCAACAGCAGTCTGTGATTTTGGAGATGTCTCTTGGACTTCTGCAACATTTACAGCTAATGCATGTTTAATTTATAATTCTAGCGCATCAAACAAAGCAGTTTGTTCTGTAGCTTTTGGAGGAGACAAATCTGTTTCTTCTGGAACTTTTACAATTCAATTCCCTGCCGCAGCAGCTACAACAGCTATAGTTCGTATAGCATAAGGAGGCAATCCTTATGGCCATTGCTCAAACGTTCACCGTAACGGTAGCAGGAGGTAAATATTACATTGATGGTGTTCAACAAGACACCGTAATGATCGGAGCAGGTCTTACTTATAAGTTTGATCAATCAGATAATACTAATTCAAACCACCCACTTAGATTTTCAAGCGACAGCGGAAATTCAACTCCTTACACTGATGGCGTAACTGCTGTTGGAACACCCGGAAATTCTGGAGCGTATACACAAATTGCAGTTCAAAATGGTGCTCCTACAACTTTATATTATTATTGTACTAATCACTCTGGTATGGGTGGCGCAGCTAATACTGATGGATGGGGAAGATCCATGTGGGGACAAGCTGATTGGGGAGATACAAATATAGTTGTACAAGGATGGGGTCGTCTTGGATGGGGATCACAAGCTTATGGTGACGCCCCAGTTGTAGCTCTTTCTGGTTTATCAGCTACATCAGCAGTTGGTGCACCAACAGTAGAAGTTAGACCTGGTTGGGGTACTCTTGATTGGGGTGAAAATGGTTGGGGTAGTGTTGAAGAAGGAATTGAAAATTTAATTGGTATTGGAGCAACATCTAGTGTTGGATCACTTACACTTGAAATAGGTGTACCATTAACAGGTGTATCTGCAACAGCATCAGTTCCAGATCAATTAGATATCCCACAATTAATTACAGGTGTATCAGCCACAGCTTCAGAAGGTCAAATAAATATTAGTGATGGTTCTGATCATGTTCAAGGTTTAACAACTTTAGTAGCAACAACTGCAGTAGGATCAATTTTACCTGCTGATGTAATTGGGATTAGCGGAGTATCTGCAACCGCTTCAGTAGGTCCAAATATGCAAGTTAATGATACTATAGTTTTAGACCTTACTGGTCTTTGTGCTGGAGCAACTTCAAGTATAGGATCAGTAATAATTGAAGTGGAATACATATTATCAGGTCAGTCTGTAACCTCTGCCGTAGGGTCAATTAGCCCTGAAGATGTTATGGGATTAACAGGAGTATCAGCAACTATTACTGTAGGAAATGTTGCTCCTTTAGGATATGGAGATGTTGATATTGACGGAAATACAAGTTATAATGATGTTGACGTAAGTGGAAATACATCATATACAGATGTAACGCACGCAGCTTAGGAGAAAAAAATTATGGCTTCATCTTATACGCCTCTTGGTGTTGAATTAATGGTAACTGGTGAAAATGCCGGTACTTGGGGAACAAAGACTAATACAAACTTAAATATTATAGAACAAATATCAGGTGGATATGTTGTTCAAACTTTAAATGCAGCTGGAGCTGGAGCAAATACTACTACTTTAGCTGTTACAGATGGAGGAACTGGAGCTACTTTAGCTACAAGAGTAATTATTTTAGGTGCTGCGTCTCCTCAAACAATTTCAGGAAATAAAATTGTAACTATTCCAAATGATGTAGAAAATTTTTATTTTGTTAAAAACAGCACAAGTGGTTCTTACACAGTTCAATTTAAAACAGCTACTGGAAGTGGTACTACTTTTACATGGACAGCTACTCAAAAAGATTGGAGAGTTTTATATGCTGATGGTGCAGGAAATATTGCAGAAATTACGCTAACAACTTCTCCAGCAGGATCAGATACTCAAATTCAATTTAATGATTCAGGATCTTTTGGTGGAGATGCAAATTTAATTTGGAACTCTTCAACTGGATTAAACATTGGAACTTCAAAAGAACTAAGACTACAGGACGACTCAGGATCAGAATATATAGGTATGAAAGCAGCTAATAGTACTACGGATTATACTATTACGTGGCCGGCAGGAGTAGCAGGAGCTAACGATTATGTTTTAAAATCTACAACAGGCGGAGTTTTATCTTGGGGTGAAGTAACTGGTGGAGCTTCATGGCAAGCTGTTGTTACATCAGCTTCTAAAGCAGCGAGTGCAGGAGAAGGGTATTTTCTTAATACTACATCAAATGCAATAACTTTAACTCTTCCAGGATCACCAAGTATTGGAGACTTTGTTTCTTTTATAGATTATGCAGGAACTTTTGATACAAACAATTTAACGATTGCTAGAAATGGTAAAAAAATACAGGGGGCAACAGCAGATTTGACTGTGTCTACAGAAAGAGCAGCTAACACGTTAGTATTTGTAGACGACACTCAAGGTTGGTTGTTGCAGAATAAATAATGGCTGAGTATAGGGAAATTCAAGGAGCCGCTGTTCAAGCGCTCGCAAGCAACGCCGGAACACTCAAAGGTCAGATTTGGTATGATACTGCTAATTATAAATTTAAATTAGAATCAGTTTCAACAGCTGCAGCTTATGCTACAGCTCCAAATATCGGAGCTACTAGATCAGGTGGTATGATGTTTGCTGCAGGAACGCAAAACGCAACAGTTATAAGTAATGGAGCTACTCCAACTTCGCCTCCTCCAGATTACACACAAAGAACCGATGAGTATAATGGAACTGCATGGTCACAAGGAAATAATTCAACACAGGCCGCAGCTAATAGTTTAAGTTCAGCTGGAACACTCACAGCTTCATTAATGGCTGGTGGTTATAGAGGTGCAGCAGGAATGACAGATTTTGTAGAAGCTTATGATGGAACTTGCTTTACTGCAACAACTGCAATGAGTAATGACAGAGAAGGAGCTTTTGGCGGAGGAACTTCAACAGCAATGTTTGTTTCTTCAGGTGGTCCTATTTCAGGAAGTTCACCTACAACAACTGAAGAATGGAATGGATCTTCTTGGTCTGCTAAAGGAGCAATTGGAGCACATGCACAAAGTGGTGGTGCTTCTGGAACAACAACTGCTGGTTTAGCTTTTGGTGGTAATACTGGATATCCAGGAACAATTTCTGTAAATAAAACATATGAATATGCAAGTCCAACATGGACGGCTTCAAACAATATGAATACACCTAGAGCAGTTGGTGGACCTACAATGGCGGGAAGTCAAACAGCAACAGTTTTTATGGGTGGTAATAACAGACCCGGAGGTGCTACAACAGCCACTGAAGAATACAATGGAACGTGTTGGTCAAACAGTACTTCATTACCGGCAGCAAGAGAAAATTCAGCAGGAACTGGAACTTCAACAGCTGGTTTAGTATCAGGAGGAAATGCACCATCACAAACTAATACAGCTTTAGAATTTAATGGAGCTGGTACACCAGAAACTAGGACTATAACTACAAGTTAATTAAGGAGGAAACTATGGCAAATAATCAATACTGTACAGCAACGAATTGGGGAAAAGGTTTTATTACAGCCAATGATTCAAGAAACATTGGTTTTAAATCATACCCTGGTAATATTTGGCAAGTACCTGCAAATAATCAAGAGGCGAATAGATGGATTGCAGGTGTAGCTGGAGTAAGAAAAACTTTAGCTGAAGCACAAGCAATTGTTGATGCTGAAATAGCAGCCCAACAAGCAGCATGGGATGATATACCAGATGATGATGTAAGAAAAAATTCTGCATCACCAATGTATGAAACAAGACCAGAAGCTATAACTTTAGAGGAATAATATAAGTGGCAACTTATTACGACATAAAAGGACAAAAGGTTCAATACCTTTCATCAGATGCTAGCCCTGCAACACAGGGACAGGTTTGGTATAACTCGTCTACAAGTTTACCAAAACTAAGAACTGTTTCAACAGCAGCTTGGGCAACAGTTGCTAATCTTCCCTACACCACTAGAGACAACTCTGGTTTTGGAACACAGACAGCTGGAGTTATTTTTGGTGGATCCGTACCATCAGCTCTTTCTACTGCTGTCGAATGGAATGGATCAAGTTATTCTTCAGCAACTTCTGTTCCCTCAGCACTTTCAGGATTAGATTCTGATGGGCCACAAACTGCTGGTTTAACAGCAGGAGGTTCACCAGGTCCAATGAATAATACATCTTATGATTATAATGGAGCATCATGGACTGCAAATCCTACCATGCCTGTTGGAAGAACAGGACATGCGACTGTGGGAAACACGGCTGCTCAAACAGCAGCTTTAGCGACTGGTGGAGAACCAGCACCTGCAGCTGCTACAACATCCGATTGGGATGGAAGCAGTTGGACAGCTGGAGCAGCAAATCCTGGATGGGCTCAAGGTACATCAGGTGGTGGAACAACTTCTGCAGCTTTTGTTAATGCCACTGTGGCTGATGGTGATAAAACAGCTGACTATGACGGAACTTGTTGGACAGCAGGAAATAATTCTAATCATCAACACAATTATGGTGGAGGAGGAGGACTTGCAACATCAGGAATAATATTTGGTGGAACACAAGTTCCTAATCCAGGAGTAAGAACAGCTCAAGCAGAATTATATGATGGAACTTGTTGGACATCAAGTGCAAGTATGAACGAAGCTAGAAGTAATGCACACGGAAAATCTACAGTAAATGGTCCTGCTATTTTAGTTGGAGCTGGAAATCCTGGACCTCCAGGTTCTTCTAATGCTTCAGAAGAATTTACAGGAGCAAGTGCGGTAACACAAACAATAACAACAACTTAAAAAATTATGGCATCTTATATAGACATACACGGAAACAACATACCAATAGTATCCTCAGATCCTAGTAATCCTATTACTGGAGAAGTTTGGTATAATACAACAGCAGGTTCTTTAAAAGGACACCTATACTTAGCAGCCGCATGGTCTACTAGTGGAACAGTGCCTCAAATAGTTAGAGGTGGTGGATCAGGTGGAACACAAACTGCTGCATGGTTAGCAGGAGGTTTACAATATCCAGGAGATACAAAAAATAAAACATGGACATACAATGGTAGTTCATGGACAGCAGGAAATAATATTCCCGCAAACTATTTTATAGGTGGTTCAACAGGACCCGATGCTGCAGGTTTATTATTTGATGGTATTGGTTCTTATGGACCAGGAACAGCAACTTACGAATGGGATGGAACTAATTGGACTACAAGTGGTGCTATACCAGCTATTGGTCCTGGAGGAAATTCTTATACAAGTGGAGCAGGAACTCAAACAGCAGCTTTCGCAATAGGTGGAATAGGAGATCCTCCACCTGCAAGAGTAGATAGGGTTTTAGATTACAATGGTGCTTCATGGACATCAGGAGAGAGCACTCCGCTTACCACAGCTGGAACAGCTTCAGATGGACCAACTACAGCAACGTGGATTGGTGGCGGTGATGGTGGCCCAGGTATGTCAGGAAAAAGTTTTGAGTATAATGGTGCGTCTTGGACGGCTAGTGGAGACATAGGAACTGCTTTACCTCAAGGTCTTTCCGCTCAAGGATGGGGACCTCAGACTGCAGCTATTATTGGTGGTGGAACAAGTAGTGCACCTACGGCTACAGTTGCACAAATTTATGATGGAACAAGCTGGTCTACAACAGCATCTATGACTGTTAAACGACAAAACAATGCATACTCTAGTCAAAGTGCAGGAACTCAAACCGGTTGGATAGCAGGTGGTTACGAAAGTTCAGGTAATACAGATGCAACAGAAGAATATCAATCAGCAGGACCTGGTACAGTGAGCATAACAGCAAGTTAGATATTGACTTATAACCAGTAATGGTTATATTTAAAATAAATGAAAGGAGCAATATGACAGAAAAACGTAACATACATGCATTAATAGAAAAAGAAGCACCTAATCTACATAACATTTTAGACCCTAAAGATGTTAATGCTTTTAAAGAATTAACAGGAGAACTTAGAGACACTTGGACAAAGAAACAAGTATTTAGAACTGAGACTGAAATGAGGTTTTCGGTTTTAAATGATTATAAATATCCAACTAAAGCTGCTAAATATTGGCAATGTGTTAGAGAACAAAATGTTTATTTAGAAAATTTAATGACGCTATCTTTTGATTATAGAAGAAATGATGCTAAAATTAAACAGTTAGAAAAAAAATTAGATAAAGAAACTGATGAGTATAAAAAAGAACTTTATCAAATAGATCTTGATGAAAAAATATTTTATAAAGCAGGGATGGAGTTAACGGCTAAAGATAGAATGCGAGAAATTAAACTATGGTCGCAACTTAAAAAAGAAAACGACGATGGTTCTTTTGATACTCAAAATGTAAACACTCACCAATTAGACTCGTATCATAAAATAATGAAAAACAAAGCAGATACATTAACTCACGGCTCATCACAACCTGAAGTATTTAATGTAGTGGGTCAACTACAGTCTATTGAAAGAATTAAAAAAGAAAGAGGTTTACTTGAAAGTCAAAAAAGAGAAGCTATATCTCAGGAATCGAAGCCTGGAGAGTAATCCAACCAACCAGAAAAAATCTCCTCTTTATATAAAAGTAAGAGATCATATTAATAAAATTGGTTATATTATTAATCCTTTATTAGTGGTTGAAGATGGGGGTAGGTATAAAGTTGTTTATGGAAACAACAGATACTTAGCTGGAGTGGAGCTAGGGTTAAAAGAATTTCCTATAAAAATTTTAAAAAATGAAGAAGTTTCTACAATACGAGAAGCTGCTAAAAATTATGAGGAAGTGATTTTAGATGAAATTTGATATAGCACAGTTAGGTCAAACAATATTACGTTATCAAATGCCTATAGAAATATTAGCACAACTTACAAATATATATAGGGATAAAATTAACGAAATGCCTTTGGCTAATCCTCAATTAATAGGTAAAATTAATAATGAAAAATCTTTTTTTTATAATGGTCCAGATGTTCCGGAAAAAAATATATATCCTCACAACTTTTTATCTAAACAAGTAGTTGCTTTTTACTATCAAGTTTTTGATCATTATTTAATTTGGAATAAAATTAAAGACTATCAATGTAGCTTAACTTCTGTGTGGGCTAATAAAATGAAAGAACATGAATATAACCCTATTCATGTTCATCAAGGTAATTTGTTTACAGGACTGTCTTCAGTTCTTATTGTATCTATACCTAAAAGTTATGGTGCAGAGTATTCATCTGCAGATAAACCTTTAAATGGTCAGTTAATGATATTAGGTTCGTCTTCTGGTATGTTTGCCACTATAGATTATCAACCTGCAAATATAAAACCAGGTGACTTATTTATTTTTCCATATGATATGAGACATTCTGTTTATCCTTTTAATGGACCAGGAGAAAGAATAACTGTTGCAGCTAACATGGATGTTAAATACGATCCTATTAAAAACAGAGGGATAACTTAATGATTACTTTAAATAATATTCCCGTAAGTTTTTTATATGATGTACCTAAAGACGTTGATCATAAAAATATTATTTTAGATTTAATACAAAAAATTCCACCTAATAAATACAAGGAAATTTCTCATACAGATGTTAATTTACCAGAAGGTTTTCATAGAGAATATACTTTTTATTTTTTAAAAAATATTTATCCCCAATTTAAACAGAAATTTTTAGAACATTTAGGAGAAACTCGTATGGACTTACAAAACATATGGTTTCAATGGTATAATCAAAATGATTATCATGCATGGCACGTGCATCCTTGGTGTCACTTTACAAACATTTATTATTTAAAAAATACTAATATTAATTTAAATACTCAAATAAAATTTGGTAAAAAAGATTATGAAGTAGAAATTAAAGAAGGACAAATATTGACTATTCCTTCTTTTTATTTACATCAATCACCAATTAATACTTTAAAAGAACCTAAAGTTGTTATATCTTTTAATACTACTTTGAAAGGAAATGAATAATGTACGATAATATAATAATAACCGAACCTAAATGGAAAAGTTGGGCAATTGAAACTACAACCCCTTTATTTACACCTGATCAATGTAGAAAGATTATTGAATGTGGTAGAACACAAAAACCACAAACAGCACAAATTGGTATGGGCAAACCCGGTGGCGGAACAGATACAAGGAAAAGAGTTACAACTATTTCATGGATACCTTTTAAAGAAATGAGTCATATGTATGAAGACCTTAATAACTTTATACAAAAAGCAAATAGAAATCATTTTGGTTTTGGAGATATTAGAATTACAGAACAAGCACAATTTACAGAATATCCTGTAGGAGGGTTCTATGATTGGCATATGGATTGTGATGTAAACATGGCTCATGAACCACCTGTAAGAAAAATATCTATGACTGTTTTATTAAATCATGAATCAGAGTTTGAAGGAGGACATTTAGAAGTAGGAAACACTGGAAAAATTAAACATCTTAAACAAGGGAACGCACTTGTCTTTGCTTCTTTTATTCATCATAGAGTACAACCAGTAATAAAAGGTGTTAGACAATCTCTTGTTGTTTGGTTTGGAGGCGAACCTTTTAAATGATTAAAGAAGGATTTTTTCCAACTCTTATATACGCTGAAGATTTTAAATTAGATACAAATCAAATAGCAAATAATATTCTACAGTGGTCTAAAGAAGACAAAGGTATTAAAAAAACAAACGTAAATGGGTGGCATAGCGAAACTGATATGCATAAAAAACCAGAATATAAACCTTTAGTAGATCAATTATTTAAAATGGTAGACCAAATGTTTATTGAAGAATTTTTAGAAAGAGAACCAAAGTTGGGAAATATGTGGGCCAATATAAATTATCAAGGTGGATATAATAAACCTCATGTACACCCTAATGCTTTATTTAGTGGAGCTTATTATGTAAAAGCCCCACCTAACTGTGGAAGTTTAATATGTCAAGACCCACGTCCCGGTATTCAGACCTGTATGCCTACTAGAAAAAAAGTGGAAATTCCTAAACATTTATGGAGAGACGTGCATTTACAGCCAAAAGAGAATAGAGCTATAATGTTTCCTGCGTGGCTTTGGCACTCAGTTGAACCTAATCAATCTAATGAACCAAGAATATCAATAAGTTTTAATTTTATACAAGATGGATTTCAATGACAGGTTTAGTTTATAAAGAATTACCTATAGAAAATATTACTCATCTTACACGACCTGAGTTTATTAATGGCCAAGAACAAAAATTTCATGATAATTTATTAAATTCCATAAAACAATATGGAATGAGAGACCCTGTTTTTATAGATCAACGCAAGAACAAAAATGATGAAGTCATTTTAAAAGTTACAGTTGGAAATAATAGAATGGTCATAGCTAAAAAACTAGGTTTTAAAGTAGTACGTTCAATAGTCAAATTACTAAACCCTGGCGATAATAATATTGAAGGAACCCCTATCAATAACGAACAAGAGATAATTGATCTTTTTCATACAAAAGAAGGATTGGATATAAGAAAAAAAGATGGTATTATATGGGAAGTAATGCCAAAGAATCATTGGAGACATGGATTTTAATAAATATCAAGTAATCAACAAAGCTATTAGCTACGAGCTAGCTAATTTTATCTTTAACTATTTTTTGCTTAAACGAGACGCAGTTAAATATATGTACGATACGAATACTATGTACGACACAGGTCTATTGGGCACATGGAAAGATCAACAAATTCCAAACACTTATGCTCATTATGCTGATCCTGTGATGGAGACCCTTTTAGTGAAAGTATTACCAATAATGCAGCAAGAAACAGGCTTAAATTTAATTCCAACTTATTCATACGCTAGGTTATACAAAAAAGGTGATGAATTAAAAAGACATAAAGATAGACCTAGTTGTGAAATATCTACTACGATTAATTTAGGTGGAGATCCATGGCCAATTTTTATAGATGGCACTGGTGCTGATAGTGTTATTGATGAACGAAAAAGTATACTTAAACCTAACGCACCTTTGGGCACTAAAGTCCTGCTTGATGTTGGCGATATGCTAGTATATAGTGGATGCGAATTAGAGCATTGGAGAGAACCGTTTGAAGGTAATACTTGCGGGCAAGTATTTCTTCATTATAACCATGTAAATGGTCCTTTTGCTGAAAAAAATAGGTTCGACAAAAGGCCGATGTTAGGACTTCCAGCGTTTGTGAAGTCATAATATTATGGAGTTATATGCTACAAAAATTAGGTTTTTTACCAGGATTCAACAAACAGGTTACAGAGACCGGGGCTGAAGGCCAATGGTTTGATGGTGACAATGTTAGATTTAGATACGGTACCCCAGAAAAAATAGGTGGTTGGACTCAGTTAGGTGACGATAAATTAACTGGTGCAGCTAGAGCCATTCATCATTGGGACGATAATGCTGGTATTAAATACGCTGCCATAGGAACTAATAGAATTTTATATGTTTATTCAGGAGGAGTGTATTATGACATTCATCCAATTAGAACTACTTTAACAGGATGTAGTTTTACAAGTACATCTTCACAAAAATCAGTAACAGTAAATTGCAGTGGCACTCATGGCTTAGGTGAAAACGATATTGTCATGTTTGATTCAGTAAGTGGAGTTACTGCTGTAGGGTCAACTTATAATGATGCTACTTTTGAAGATCAAAAGTTTATGGTTACTTCTATTCCTACTACAACAACTTTTACAATTACAATGGCTACTGCGGAATCAGGAACTCCTTTATCATCTAGTGGATCTGCTTCTGCTTTATGTTATTATACAGTTGGGCCTTCTCAACAACTAGGTGGTTATGGTTGGGGTACAGGGTTATTTGGTGGTACAGCTTTAGGACCAGCAACTACAACACTTGCTTCTGGTATTAATGATGCAGTAACTGATATTCCTTTAACCAATTCTTCAGCTTTTCCATCTACTGGAGAAATTAGAATTGGGTCAGAAGATATAAGTTTTACAGCCAATAACACAACAACTAATATTTTAAGTGGAGGTGCAAGAGAAGTTAATGGTACAACCAAAGCATCTCATAGTGGAGGAGATACAGTAACAAACATATCTGAATATGTTGCATGGGGTGAAGCATCTTCTGCTGACTTTACTATTGATCCAGGTTTATGGGTATTAGATAACTATGGAACAAAATTAATTGCACTTATATATAATGGCGCTTGTTTTGAATGGGACGCTGCAGCCGGAGGTGCGGTTAATATTAGAGCCACTATACTAGCTAATGCACCCACAAAATCTAGGCACGTTCTAGTTTCTACACCGGATAGACACTTAGTATTTTTTGGCACAGAAACAACAGTTGGAACTGATTCAACACAAGACGATATGTTTATAAGATTTTCTTCTCAAGAAAGTATTGATCAAACAGATTCATATACAGTTAAAGCAAACAACACCGCGGGCACACAAAGACTTGCTGATGGTTCTAAAATTATGGGAGCTATCAAAGGTAGGGATGCAATCTATGTGTGGACCGACACAGCATTATTTCTTATGAAATTTGTTGGCCAACCTTTTACTTTCTCGTTTGAACAGATAGGAACTAACTGTGGATTAATGGGTAAAAATGCCTGTATTGAAGTTGATGGTACAGCTTATTGGATGTCTGAGAATGGGTTCTTTGCATACGATGGTCAATTAAAATCTCTACCTTGTTTAGTAGAAGACCATGTTTATGATGACCTAAACTCAACTTCAAGAGACTTAGTCAATGCAGGATTAAATAACTTGTTTGGAGAAATTAACTGGTTTTATTGCACGGCTGCATCTGATGCAGTTAACAGGGTTGTAACATATAACTATTTAGACTCTACAAGCAAGCGTCCTATATGGACCACAGGGACTTTACCACGAGCAGCATGGCAGGATTCTGCTGTTTTTGATAGACCTCACGCTACATACTATAATCCTTCTGATAATGCCTCTTATGATGTTACTGGTAATACAGACGGAAGTACTATATACTATAATCAGGAAACAGGGACCGATCAAATTAATGCTGGCGGAGCGGTAACTGCTGTAATTGGTACTATAACTTCTGGCGATTTTGACATTACTCAAAGAAGAGCTAGCACAGGACAAGTTGTAGGAATGCCAGACCTTAGAGGAGATGGAGAATTTATAATGAGAATAAGCAGATTTATACCAGATTTTATTTCGCAAACAGGAAACACTCAAGTTAGTTTTACAACTAGAAATTATCCAAACAGCACAGGAACTACTACAAGTTTTAGTGTTGATGGAACTACTACTAAAAAAGATACAAGATTAAGAGCTAGATCAATTGCTATGAAAGTTGCTAATACAACTAGTAATGAAGATTGGAAACTAGGTACATTTAGATTGGATATACATCCAGGAGGAAGAAGATAATGGCTTTATTCTACAATCAAG